GTCTGTTTAATAAATCTAAAACAGTATGTTTTTTAATTCTTTCATTATGTAATTCACCTGTATCGTTTATAAGAACTGTTCTTGGTTCTGCAAATGAAGTAGATAATACATTAAGACAGGCTACAACTGCTGAGTTGTTAGATCCATCTCCAATATCATCTAATTCTGAAGCTGGCCAATAACCTGCGTCTGTATTGTATCCGTATACAGCGTTGTCTAAACTTGTTTGTTGATTATATCTACTGTATTTCTGTTCTTGTCTTTTCGTAGGACTATTTAAGAAGTCGACAGCTCTACGAAATCTTGATTTGTCATCTGCCATTTAAAAAGCGATCCATTCTCTTCTCACTTGGGCGCATAAAACCCCATAACTTATTGCATCCACTATGTCATCATGATGACCTACTGGAAATGTCACTAATTCTCTTTCGACATCAGGTAGCCACATTGCCCCTTGTCTAAAGTATATATCACCACTTTCCATTCTTGCGGCAAGTGGCATTGCTCTAGAAATCTTATCTTTATCAGCTTTCAATTCTTTGACAGCTAATCCATCTCTTTTTGCAAACTGTATGAGTGAAAGCTGGAAACCAGCTCGTTCCATACCAACCCATTGTAAATCATATTCTTTCATTTTTTGTCTTATTCGAGGTATTATGTCAGGTGCTTGCATTCTCTGTCTATCAACATCTAAGATCAAAATCTTACCTTGTGGTGTTACAGCACAGCTTGCAATGACTGTATAGTCTGCTGTCTCACTGACACTTGTTGCTAGATCTACTGTAGCAAATCTTGTACATTCATCTAAACTAACATTTTCACTGCCAGTAAAATAACGACCATTTTTTTCTTTAAAGTATTTAAGCCACTCAGGTTTTAGTAATCCTTGCCCAGCCTCGACAAATTCTGCCAAATATTCTTGTGCATAGACAATAGATCCTACTTCTGTTTTTGCTTGCTCGACTTCTTCTTTGTCAACCAAAGGATTTGACCAACTTGGAAATTGGAACCTTTCCCAATCACCCTTACCCTCAGCCATTTCCCATAATTCATAAAACCAATTGTTCATACCAATTGGAGTGGAGATAAATAAAGCACCACCTTTTCTTTCAGCAAGAGTTGGTCGTAATACCTGTTGCCAAACATCTGGCTTTACGAATGCTGCCTCGTCCATAACTAAGAAATCTAAACCCTCACCACGAAGTCTATGTGGAGTATCGGCAGATCTTACTGCAATGGATCCACCAGTTTGCTCAAACTTGACTTCCATGTTTACTAAAGAAATATTGGGTTCTAGTGTTTCTGGAAAAGATCTAGCACTTTCTTGTATATCTCTCCAACCAATACGAGCAATAGAGTAAGTAGGTGCAACCCACCAAGCTCTTTTACCTTGAAGTGCTGCTTGCATACATAATTGAACACCGAGTCTTGATTTACCAAACCTTCTGCCTGCACACAGTATTTTCCAACGAGCATCGCTATTAGCGACTTCTTGTTGAGCTTCGTGTAATGCAGGAAATCCGATAACAAAAGTATCAGAACCGACTTTAATTTCTAGTTTGCTAGTTTTAGACTCCATCCATTGAAGTCTAACACAGCTTAATGATCTGAGTCATCAATAACTCTTAAAACAAATACATAACCAAACTTGTTAAGTAGTGTTCTATTAGCTATTGCTTGAACTTCCTCTTCTTTACTATAAGTATCTTTATTTGGAATTGATATGAAATCAATGATTGAAAAGTCTGTATCATCATAAATTAAAGAAAATATGTTTTCTAATTTACAATCATCTAGATCTTTAGATATGAAAAATAGTTGAGATCCAGGTTTCATAGCTGTTGATAGATTAATAATTTGCTGTCTAATAAAACTAGCTGGATCAATATCAGCAGCATTATCCAAATAGTCGAGAATATTTAAAATTACGATATCTGCTTCTTTTAATTCTTTTGGATAGTGATCAACTGTCCAATCGCCAGCTTTAACTTTTTTTGTTTGAGCGTGAGGATATAAATCATAGCTACTGCACTCAAAATTAAAATCTTTAGCAACATCATAAGTTACTTGGTATTTATCCGTAAGATCAACAACTTTCGATAAATTTTCTATATCTCTGTCTTCAAACCAATAAAAAAGATTAAATAGCATTTGTGGCGGTGTTTTCTGATCGTCATTAACACCATAGTTAGACATAGGCTTTCCGAATGTCCAAACATTACTAGATTTTATATTTATGTTTTGATACAACATAATGTTTTCTTTATCGTTGTCATCTAACAATTCTTGAACTCTATGTTTCTTAACCTCTTCTCTAGTTCTTGCAACGCTATAATTATCGTCACGAGCCTTAGACAAAAATAAATCTTGATCTTGTTGACCTAATTGTGCGATCTCACAATGAATAGACCATGAAACTTCTGGCAATCGTCTTTCTTTTTCTATTTGCCTAGCAACATAGCTTGCTTTACTAAAAGTAGAATAAGGTATTTCCATAGAAAGAGCTTGACTTGCTGCCTCACCATACTTTCTTTCACCAAAGTTCCACCAATCACCAAGCCACCACATAATATTCTGTGTTGTTTGTATTAATTTAGATCCGATATCTAACCATTGTTCAAAAGTTGTTTCATCGGCTAATTGCATGTAGGTTGATTCCCTACGATTTTCTGTATTTACTATTTCTCCCATAATTACTTAATTATATCAGGTATCTAAGACAATTTTTAAAAAAAATTATTATTTTGGACATCAGGATCAGCTTAGGGAAAAACAAACAAAAACCTAAGGGATCCTGATAAGTATCAGACTAAGAACTTTTCAAAAGAAGATTTGATATTTCCAATATTTACTCTTGATCTCACTTCAGAAACAGGCTGACCATTTTGAAATGCGATGAAAGTTGGAACACCAAAAATATTATATTGAGTAGTTACTGTTGCAGCATTTTCTATATCGACTGCTACGAACTCCACCTTTTGATCTTTCCACTCTTCATTGAGGGACTCTACTGCTGGTGTAATCTCTTTGCATGGAACACACCAATCAGCTTCAAACTTAACAATTGTAGTTATATCGTCTCTTGAGATTGTTTCGTTAAAGTTGGATTGATCTATTTTCTTAATCATAGTTAAAACATCGTAGCACAAAAATTTAAAATTTAAAATTTATATGTATCATGATATTTATGAAAAAGTTATCGATAGTCTCAAAAGAAAATGCACCAGCTTTAAATCGTAAAGCTCGTAGATTTTTAGCAAAGAAGATCAGAAAAGATCTTGCAAGAGAACAAAAAGTAGTTAAAAAAGATAAGGCTAACCCCTAAGAGTTAGCCGATGATGGGAGGAAGTCGGTTTAGTAGCCGACAATCCATAATAGACTATATGATTTTTGTTTTGGGTAAATAAAAAGCAGGTGTCTTGGCACCTGCTTTTCACTCTAATTCAGTTCACACGAAAGGCTTTTTCTATGAACAATATTAAGTTTACTTCTCTTCAAATTTTTTGCAAATACTTAAATATAAATTAACAAGATCATCTGCGTCTTGAACTAAATTAATTCCTTTGATCCTCATGTAGTTGAATTGTTTTAAAACAACTTCTTTAAGATCTCCATCGGATATTAATTCGTCAATAGCATCTTCTCTTTTAGTACCTGCTGGGAAATTGGGTATTTCTGCCATTATTGTGTTCCTTCTGCCTTGATCCCAGTTAAAATTTCGTATTCCTCATTTAAAACTGGTGATATTACAGGCTCTATGTAGTCGTCTGCTCCAACGATCCTATTCTGCAATTTTTCAAGTGCTTCACTAGGACTGCCAGCAGTTTCCGTATATACAATTTCGTAATCAAGCTGTGGTTCTTCTGCAACTTCATCTTCGTCCTCTACATTGATATACTTTTTTTCTATATCACAACTATAATCAATATCTTGTTGCTTTAATAGATCGTTCTGAGATTCTTGTTTAAAATCAAATATCTTTTGTACTTTTTTTATTGCTTCTTGTTCTGATTCAACTTTGATAATATAATCTTCTGTTAAATGGAAAGTAACCATTACTTTCATGTCAACTCCGTATTTTTTGGAAAACTATAATCTTTTCCGTTAATTTTATGTATAACTTTTTCTTCAGTTATTAGTCCGTTATTTCTATTCATTAATTTACTAACAAATATTTTTAATTTGAAGTATTCTAATATTTTTTTCACATCTACTAGCCCTTTCTA